TAGTGCCGTCCTCCTCGAGATCCTGATCGGCGAAAAGGCGTAAGTTTCCTGCCCCGAAATCGCTGTTTAAGTACTCGGTCTTATCGACTATAGACTTATTGTTATTGAAAAACCCGTTATAGAAGTCGGGGCTGTCCGCATAAGTCATAGTGTTAACTTTCGCGAGCCCTCCCTCAAAGGCGTACTCTTTGTAATTGACGTACTTGTCCGAGTAATCGACGAAACGGCTTTTAATTGTTTCGATGTTACGCCACAAATACAGCCCGAGACTGCGCGAAGAGTCTGAAACTTCTATATACCCGTTGAATGTTTCGAGAAAATCGATTATAAAATCATACGCGGTCATAGTGTCCCCGAATCGGGGCACCCCGTCGGGGCCGTAAACCCCTACGTTTGAGTTAGTGTAGTACTTATCGATGTTTGTATCGGTCAATATATCGCCCGTATAGGCGTAACCGAGAAAAGTAAACACTCTTAAGATTAATTCTTTTATATTCAGTAAAACGGGGATCTCTTCGACTACGATTAAACCGCTTTTATCCTGTGCGGATATTGGCGCGGAACGGTACAGCGGGTTTAAGTCGTTATTGTATATCACAAAGTCGACAAGGTTTTTCGTGTAAATTACGCCTAGCGGTATTTGATTCATTAAAACGGCCTTAGCCTTTGCCGCGAGATAGCTGTCGGTAAAAATCAAATAAACGGGGATTGCTCCGTGAGTTTCTTTTTGGGCTTTAAGCTTTTGGCGCTTTAAAAATATGCTATCATTCAGCACGACGTCGGGCTCGTAGCCCTGAGTCATACTTTTAGCCTTTGAGTTTGGTAAGTAGTTAATGCCTAAAAGCCTGCGATTTTTGGCGCTGTCTTTTAAGTTGAAATTGTTTGAGAATGAATAAGCGCCTTGGATCCCGTTAAGCTGTTGCGCCTTTTTGAAAGTCACAAGAGTATCGGCGTCAAGGTCTAAAGCTTCATTATTTATTAATATTCGTGTCATAACTTGAAGTTACCCGAGTTTACTATTTTCGCTTTAAGTATGTAATCAAATGAGCGCATAAGTGAAGCCTGCGAGCCTGTTACTTCGCACTCGATAAAAACATCGTTTCCGTTTAGTTGCTTAAGGTTCATTTCGATTTTTGGTGCGCGTAGCATCATATCGAATAACTCCTTAAGCTGTTTTATTTTCGTGCCTTTAAAGCTGAGTTCTTTTTTGTAATCGACATCGGATTGAATGGACGGTGATTTGTTCTCGTTTTCATTCGCGTACCTGTTGTCATAAAAGCCAACCTTGGATCTATCCCCATTCTCGGCGTCGAGGTTACTGTAAAAGTAGCTGAAACCGCCCTTAGTATTTGGAAATCTAAATTGTACTGCTGCGTCGCAGTTATCTCTAAAGTCATAAGCTTGTAATGTTTTAGCGGGGTTTTGGTTTGTACACGTTACGGTTCTAAGCGAATGGATCGCGTCGAGCTGTGCCTCTGTGAAAAGATAAGTCGCTACGCCGTCGATGTTTGGCACTGCGCCGCTTAGGCCTGCAACTGTTACGGTGTTGCCCGTTAACTCGTTTACAAATATCGATACATAGTTGTCAAAGCCTCGACAAACTTCGATAACTTCGGGCGTTAGGAACGTGAGCTTATTATCCACTAAGGGATTGGTGAAACTATCAAACATTAGGCGTTCGCCTAGTATAGAGAAGTACTCACCTGTTAAGTCGTCGATCGCTCCTACGCCGTCCGTAAATACGAAGTTATCAAAGATATAATTATCAAATACAAAATTGTCGTCCTCAGGGACCGATCCGTCCCGGATCTTAAGCGAAGTCTCAAACTTTTCGATCGAAAGGTTTTTAGTCCCGTCAAATTCGAACTCAAAGCCGTTAAGCTGTAGCGCCTTAAAGAACTCCGAGGCGTCAACGGAAAAAACACCCGTCGAGGTGTTAGGGAATACGTTTCTAATTATTGCGGATCTATCGGCGTAAAGTGATTTAATCACAACGTCGCAAACATAGTCGGCGGGGTTCCCGACAACTGAGTCGGTCGTAAACTCAAAAATTGCAGGGTTAGTGCAATTGGAAAACTGTGCGGGTTGTTTTAGTAGTGTTATCATTTTATCTCACTTAGTTCTTTACGAAAAACCTGTCTTATTATTTTTTGGTTAATGAAAAGGGGCTCACTTAGCCCTCTGCGCCATTTTGAAACTACGCCTGCCGAAACTCCTACTCTATTCGCAAACTCGACATTGCTTATTTTGGCGCGGTCAATTATCTTATTTATCAGCGTACTGCCCATTGTGTTTGACTTATCTCGTTTATAGTCTCCTCGATCGCGATGTTCATAATTCTTTGTATGTTCTCGGGGTTAAGCACTGCCTTAAGTCTAGCGCTTCCTCCTTGACGGTCCCACGTTGTCCCGTCCTCGAGTATGCTCTCCAAAACTTGAAAAGGATCTAGTGTGCCCTCTAGGTCTTTCGCTAATATCCACTCTTCAATGTCTTCCAGCGTTGGCGGACTTTTGTACTGTTCGCCATCTCGCAACTCGAGTAAGTAGTCCATAGCGTAAACTTTTACCTCGTCTTTGTTCGCGGTGATGTTAGTCTCATATCGTACCGACTGCAAAAGCTGTTCAGTTGCTACCATGTCCTCGTCGAGTATTGCCTCGATTAAAGGCTCTACAAGTTCGGTCTGCACTAATTGCCCGAGATCCATAGTATAAAATTTATCAGTATTACAACGACCGCCCAATAAAGAACACAGCCGTATAGTGTTTTGACTAAATCCATATCGAGTAATATACCTCAACGCCTGTGCAGTTCGTAGCCTTGGTGTATTTCACCGAGTTATAGAGCGGGCGTAAAGAATTAATGGTTATTTGAAAGTCGCAAGCTACATAGTTGGTTAGCTCGTTCGCAAATTCAATGTTTAAAAGCTTTTTCACTATGTCGGTGAACTGTCCAGCGTCAAAGGTTGCCCCGTTGGTATCTGTCCCGATTTCCGACGGTACGCCGATAAACAAAATCCCTGTGTACTGCATACGGCTTCGAGCCTCTACGGGTACGGCCGATTCAATCCTATCAATAAAAAACCAACTAGGCAGGATCTCGTTAGGCGTAACGCCTGTCGTGTCTGTCTCGTAATACTGAAAGCCGTTATATGCCGCGATATACGCCCATAAGTCGGACGGGTCCGCAATTGCAGGCAGTAGGTAAGTTTCGTCTTTTGGTTTTAGAATCGTTGCCATAGCGGATTAGTCTTTAGTTATTTTTACGCTAACACATTCGGTTACGCCTTTCGATATCTCTTCGGCTAAAAGCTCTATTTGATAATCGATACGTTTTCGAATTAAACCCAAAGTTACAAAATTTAAAAGCTTAAGAAGCCTTACGCATTTTCGACCGTACAGGATTAAGTCCTCTATCGCCTCTTTGTCAACTTCTACTTTTACGGTTGGCATACTATAGCTTTTTAGGTTTATTACGTTCAAAGGTATTGAACGCGTTTAATTTGTCTGCTAAGATAGATAAAATTATAGTATCGAGGTTAAAAAGCGCTCTATTTTTTTGGTCTTTCTCGTTGTAGTTTACGGGAATGCCTTTCTTATCTGCCCAATAGTTGATATAATAAAACTTATTCACCTTATCGTTTTGAAAGCCTTTAGTCGTCCCCTCGACATTGTAAGAGGCGTTAACCTCTTCGATTGCATCGCGTAAATAGATTATAGCCTCGTTGAACTTATGGGCGAACGCCTTAAGAACTATCGAGCTATACGCCGCAGGAACTTTGAAATTAAAGCTTTCGTAAAGGCGTAAAACTATTACGGCCATTTGCTCGGAGCTGTTCGCAAGTTGAATGTCCAGCCAATCGAAAGCGTTAATCTTATCCACTATGTCGGTGTACTTAACGCCGCCAAGGTCTAAGAACTTCGAGAGCTCGTCCTCGTGGCGCAGTATGGCCTTATCTTTTTGCTTTAATTTCATGCGTACCATTTTGGGACTGCTCTAAACTCGTCGACTACTTCCTCGTAGCCTAATTTTATTAAAAGCTCGCAAAGGGCTTCGTCTGCGTTTAAATGCCCTATCTCTTCATCGCCGCAATGCTTCGCGGTGCTTAGCTCGTTTATGGCCTCCTGGGCTAATTCGTGATTTATGTCCATAGCTGTAAAAAGTTAAGCCCCAATGCTCGCTACAAACAAAGGGGCTTTATGTGGTTAATTGTAGCGAATAGCAAATATAGCGAAAATGTTTCTATTAATCCCATTTTGGTAAAGTTTTTAATTCGAATATAAATCTCATTAGCAGCGCGTCGAACCAATCGGGCGAACGGCCTGTACGCTTCTTAAGTTCTTTTTTGCTTTCAAGTCTGATTTTGCCCTCGTCGTCTGTCGGCTCTCGGCAAATTTGCTCTAAGTCTGACATGATTTGCTTTTTAAACGTTCTATCCTCGATAAAGATAAGGCCTTTCTCGAGATACTCTTTAAGCATAAAGGCGCACTCAGTCTTAAGGTTTTTATATTGGGCGTCTTTCAGCGGTGCGGCGTTATTGATGAAAGGCTTTGCGGTCCCTAGTTTGCTAAGGCTATTCGCTGTAAACTTTCTAAGCCCGTCCGCGTCGTATGTTATGTTTGAATACGGGACGCCGTGAAGCTCTGCAAGCTCTTTAAGCTTTGTACCGATAGCCGTTTCGTCTATTTTGTCGATGCCGTAAGTCTTTTTGACTACAAAGCCCTCCCAATAAAAGATAGTGAATATATCGGCGCCCATGTAAGCGATATCGCAGGTTAAAAACTTCTTACCGTTCGGTTTAACATGCGAATTAGTGAACAGATTGCAGATAAAATCGTACTCGTACATCGAATAAGGGTTATCGTCGTATTCCCAATCGCCATACACTAGGCGCTTAATACTCTTTTCGTCGTTCTTAAGCGCCCGCATAAGGTCGCGGATATAGTTTTTTGGTAGCCTCTTGTTATCAGTCGGTAGAGCCTGAACAAATTTACGGTAATCAGGTAGTCGGTTTTCTTTTTTAGCGAGGTAATAGTCCTCATAAACGAAATTCTTTGACGGGTTAAGCGTTACAAGCATCTTACCCGGCAGGTTGTATAGGTCGTTTTTCCATCGCCCGATCGTTGCTTGGAGCATAGCTTTGGCTTTTGGGTGGAACTCCCCCACCTCCTCACACCATCCTCGCGTCATTTGGATAGAGCCGAAGCGCTCGAACTCCGGATCCGTTGGCAGGTAGGCTGCCTCAAAAAGATAAACCTTTGAGCCGTTGTATAGCGTGTAGTAGTTGTCTTGTCCGTTGAATGAGTAGTATCGCTCGTCGAGCCCCCAATCCCTAAAAATCTCGTCAATTGTTGGCATTGTGTGCTTACGCAAATCGTTCAGCTTCTTACGGGCGATAAAGTAATGAGTTTCGGGGTACATAAGAGCGTCGCCAAAAATAAGCTTCCCCCCAAGATAGGACTTGCCCGAGCCTTTCGATCCGCCGTACCCTATATCGCTGACCTCAGCATCCAGCCAATGCTTAGCGACTTCGAGCTGTTTGTCGTTGCCGTAGGTGTTAAAACAAATCGTCTTCGGCTGCTGCTGGCTCATTCGTTGGGGTTGTTTCGTTTTGTATGACCATGCCGACAATAGCCGGAACGGCTAGGGCTTTGTTGCCGCTAGTCACGTCTAACTTATCGCCGTACTTCTCGGGCTTCTCTTTGGCTAAGCGCCATTTAATCGTATCAATCAATAGTCGTCTATGCCCTAAAGCGTCCGCGGTTTTAACCGTAACGCCTAAAGGTCCGTGCGTGACCTCCTCGCCCTCTATAGGCGTTCGGGCTATTTGCAGCATTTCGTCGTAAAGCGCATCGGCGGCGAGCTCTTTCGCACGCGCGTAACGTTCACGCATCTTTTCGTCCTCTTTTATCCAATCGTAAAACTTTCGGCGACTCGGATAACCTGACTGCCCGAGTAATTGGCGCAACGGCGTACCGTCTTCGAGTCCTCGGAGCGTCTTTTTGAATAACATTTCAATTTGTGAGGGTGTAAGTGCCATTTGATTATAATTACGCCTCAAAGATACAAGGATTTTAAATTAAAAAACCTCCAAGGCGTTAAATTTTACCGATAAACAACGAAAAAATCTATTGTTTACGCTGTGAAGCCTTGTATTTACTGACTTTACCGCCTTAAAACCTCTAAATCGTAAACAAGTAAACGATAAACAATGCGTTTTAAGAGTTCCCCACGTGTATATACGTGTTTTACGCGTTTTATATACGTTTTATGTAGTATATTACTCTATATTATTATATTTTTATAATTTACTATACTTTATTGTTTACATTGTTTACATATAGGCTTACGCCTTGCCGTTATTGGGTTGACCGCGTAAACAACTTATTGTTTACATTGAATATTATTGTTTACGCCTGCCTCAAATCTGCCTCAAAATCCCCAAATTGTAAACAAGATAAACAATAGCCAATTTTATTGTTTACGTTTTAGCGTACGAAAAAACCCGCCTTTGTGGTAAGACGGGTTTAAGGATTTAATTGTTTTTTGGTATTATGCGTCAATCTTTACAGACCCCTCGCCGCCACAACACTGGCAAACTGTATCGTCTAAAAAGGTACCGCTGCCGTCGCAAGTCCTACAAGTTACTTCTATCTCTATCGGCTTTTTGTATTGTGCGTCGCTAAGTTCGTCCACCCATTCGCCGCGAAGTGGTGCGCCTCCGTAGCCTGTTCTTAGCTCCTCGATAGTAGCCCTCTTCGGATCGTTTCGCCCTGCCACCTCGGCGGCGTAATCGAATTTAAGCTTAGCTATATCGCCGCCGAGGTGCTTGATCGTTTCGCCCTTTAAAGCGATCGTGTGCTCTAGGGCTCCGATTTCTTTAACCTGTCGGGCTATGTGCCTCTCCCTATCGTATATAACTCTCTCGGCTGTAAACAGATTAGCGTAGAGTTTTGAAAGTCTCGTCGGGGGTTCAGCGTTAGACTTTAGGCTCTTAACATCTAAGGAGCCCCACCTGTCAAGTCTATCCTTAAGCGTTCGGATCTCCACCCGTGCGCCGGATAGTGACAAGCCGATAATTGATATTAAGATAAGCAGAAAAAAGAATAAAATTAAGTTTTGTGTTTCCATGGCTAATTACGTGTTAGATTAATACTATAAAATTTGACGCCGAGCTCTTCGGCTAGTGATCTGATATGCTCCCCGATATTCGGGACGTTAAGCTGGTCAGTAAAAACGATTGTTTGCTTTCCGATATACTGTTGCACTATCGCGTATGTTCTCGGGCAATCGACTGCTTACGCTCCCGAGTCTAACCTCAACGGCGTCACTCAGCAGCCTAACAAAATTAGTTTTCCCGGTTGCCTGCTTACCCGTTACATACATAATACATTCTATGTCGCCTTTCCTAACGGGCGGGTCCTGCATTAGCATTTTAATTTCATGCTTTATGGAGGCGGATCCAATAACCGCAAAGCCGTTGCGCCAATCCCATAAGAGCGTCCCGTCTTCGAGCGCCCAAATAGATGTGTAGGCGGGGCGCATTAACTTTGCATCGGCTTTCAGCTTATCGCCGAAGTGCTCGCGGACTTCCTGCTCAGTCGGTCCGCTTGGTGGGTGTTTAGCGCTCATAGCTCGGCTATTTGATTTGTCGATCTGAGGTGCGCTAACGGCTCAGGTATTCCTACTAAGCCCGCGGTGTCCTCTCCTGCGCAAGTTTCACCCTCGGGGCCTTCCCTAAAGCCGTCAACGTTTGGGCCAACGACTTTAAAAAAGAAAACGCCTCCCGCATTTTTAATATAAGTCATTTTAGTCTTAGCTAAAGTATACTCTTTTCCGATTTCTAATTTTTTGCTCATGCTTCATTAGTTTTATGCCAAACGGCGTTAATTGCTTTTTTAGTTGTGTCCGCCTCGTGCTCCCGCTTTCTCATTTCGCACTGCATCGCGATTTTAAGCGCTAAGTATATTTCGATTGAGTGGGTCGTCGAGTTCTTAAGCAGCAAGTATTTAAGTATTTGCTGCGCCTCTTGTTCGGCGGTCAGGTGTACATTCCAAAGGTGGTTAAACCACTTCAATAGTGTAAGGGCTGTTTTCATGGTTTATTGAATCCGATGAAGTTAACCTCTTTAGTGTAGCTGTCCTCTTGCGACTGCTCCCCGAAAAGTTTATCCTCCATACTACGGTGAGAAGCTGTGATCTTTTCGTTAATATCTGTTAACCTCGCACACTCTGCCACCGCAACGCGGTTTTTATTAAGCTGCTCGGCGTGCAGGTTCATAAGTATTATGTGCTCTTTGAGTACTCGGTCAAGTACCGCGTAAGGCCCAACGCCTACGTGTATCGCCGTTACGGCTTCTTTGAAGTAGGCGTCTTTGTCGTAACGCTGTTCGCCGTTTTGAAATCTTTCTAGTATTTCCTCTAGTGTTAACTTTTCCATGATATAATTATTTTTTAGTTTGGTGCTCGCCTATAGCGATATAATAAAGATCCCCCGAATCATATAACAACTGCTCGGTTTTAAGTACCTCGTCGAATCTCGAGAGTATGGCCCATTGGTTGTATAGATATTGCCCTGTTGCGCCCACGGCTATAAGCGTAGCGCCTATTAGTAAGTCAAATAATAATTTTTTCATAGCCTTAAAGTATTACGATTATTAATAACCCTGGTCCTGAGCGTTTGACCTTTATCTCACAGGCGTGAATCACCGATACACTAGCCAAGGTTAACACCTGACCGTCGTTAAGGCTTTCCGCATTAAATCGGATAACCCCCGCCAATTCTCTAAACTTTGCCGTAGGGAAGTTCTTTTTTAAAATCTCTAGTACTGTTTCTAATTTTTGCATTTGATTTACATTTTAATTATTGAAGTTTACCGCCCCGACTATCGAGGCGGCTATTATTTTACAAGTTCTAGGTCGTCGTATGAAACTCCGTAAATTAACGTGTTCCCGAATTGGACATCTAAGTAAGTTTTACGATCTGAGTTTTTACCTAGAATGGTTACGGGGCACCCTTTACCGATTTTATCGCCGCCTAGGTTTTTAAGATCTTTTAGGGCTGTCGCCGTTTTGCCCTCAAAAAAGGCACTGCTAGATTTTTTAACAAATGATTCTCTCACGACTTTATAGGTTTTTATTAGCATCCGTAATATTCATTAATAGCTTCGAAGTCTGCGTCTGTCAAATTCATCGCGTTCATTTCCTTGATAGCTTTGTTAGCTTTATCCTGCCAATCACTTCTTTTAATACCATTGAAGTTTTTACCGCTTTCATACTTAGTAACATTATCGTTACATACCGTTAGTCTGTCGCTTAATTTCATGTATTGTTTTTGAGTAGTTGCCATAGTGCTAAGTTTATCGGTTGTTATCTGAGGACAAATATACAACTAAGTTTCAATTGTGCAAATTATTTAACATAAAAATATTAAAAAATTTAACTCTTTTTAAACGATAGCCCGTATTTCTTGATCTTAGCCTTAACGGCTGCCATTAAAATGTCCTGAGTATTACCCTTTCGATCGAGTGCGAGCTTAACCGTTTCGTCTTCTGTGCCCTGCGCGATCAGGTGGCCAATGACTACGGGGTATTTCCTGCCCTGCCTGTGAAGTCTTTTATTGAATTGTTGGTACAACTCCAAAGACCAATTTAACGAAAACCAAAGGGCGCACGTGTGCCCCTCTTGCAAGTTAAGGCCGTGTGAAGCGCTGGCAGGGTGAGCGAGCATAACTTGTATTTTGCCCGCGTTCCAATCTCGTATGTGGTCCTGAGTCTCCAGCTTTACGGGCTTGTACTTCTTAAGCCTTACAAGTAATCGAGCGAGCTCGTGCTTATAGCTGTACGCGATAAAGACGGGCTTACCGTTCGCCGCTTCGATAAACTCCTCGCAGGCGTCAAGCTTGCAGGCGTGGATCTCGTGGACGTTTCGGTCTTCATCATACACCGCACCGCCTGCAAACTGTAAAAGCTTATTGCTTAACGCCGCCGCATTCATAGCGCTAATGTCTTCGGCCTCCATCATTTCGAGTACTTTCTCGCGTTCGAAGACGTCGTACTTATGTTTGATCGCAGGCGGTAAGACTACGTTTATAAAGGTGTCAATCCGTTCGGGTAACTCCAAGTAGTCCGAAGACTTAAGGCTCATACATATATCTTTGATACGGTTGTGGATCCTGTCGTCTGCTCCCGCGGTCGCCTCGTAGCCGAAGCCCGAATACTTTTTACTAAAGTAGTCACGGCGGTAAGCCGTTATCGTTTTGCCTAAACGCTCGCCGCGATCGAGTAACCAAATTTGCGGATATAAATCTATTAGCCCATTACTCGCAGGCGTTCCGGTAAGTAGTACAACTCTTTTAAAGCAAGGTTGCACGTGCTTTAAGGCTTTAAACCTTTCGGACGCGTGATTTTTAAAGCTAGAGCTCTCGTCGATAACCAGCATGTCCCACGGCAAAAACGATCCGCCAAACTCGCCCACTAACCACGCGATATTGTCCCGACTTATGATGTGTATCGAGGCCTTAACTTTAAGCGCTGCGCGTCTTTGCTTCTCGGTCCCGATAACCTTTGAGATTGTGAGGTTGCGCAGGTGTGGCCATTTAGAAATCTCGTCGCTCCATACGACCTCAGCGACCCGCTTCGGGGCTATAATTAAAACGCTATCGATCTCGAAGTCTTCATTCATTAGCCGGTTAATTGCCGTAAGGGTCGAGATCGTTTTCCCGGTACCCATTTCGGCAAAGACCCCCGCGTGCGTATGGTCTTCTATAAACCCCACCGTGTGGCGTTGGTAGTTATGCATGTCTTTCTCTGATAGTATCATAGTAAATTGTATTCGTTTAGTGCAGCCTCGTACGCTTTCGCCGCGTCTTGCTCGTTTCTAAAATGCCCCAAGTGTCGACGCTTACCGTCTATATGTATTCGGGCCAGCCATCTATTACGAGACGATATGTAAGATACCCCTACAAATTCGCTAGAACTCAGCAGATGTTTCTTGTCTGTATTTTTACGTTGCGAAACTATCTCTAGGTTCGATTTAGGATTGTGCGTACGATTAAAATTTTTGTGGTTAATTACAAGCTGTGATCTACAAGGCGTATGCCCCAAAAACATAATAGCTACAAGTTGGTGCACCTGGTAAGTTTTAACTCTACCTTTATTGCTCAGGCCTACACCTAAATAGCCCCCTGTACCTAACCCGAGTTTTAGTATAATCTCGGGCAGAATTATAAAGCCCTTGAAGTTGTGCGCCACTTTCCGCTCTAAGCTTTTAACCCTACCTAAATCGCTAATTTCATAAAGGCCCTCGTAATCTTTCACCGCTCGGAACTCTTCGAGCTTAAAGACCTGATCAAACTCGCAGTAATAGTATAACGGATCTAGTCCAAACTCTTTATTATAATCTATCATAAAAATAAAAACCTCAGCTTCAAAAGGTGGACGTCTTTATCGGCTGAGGAGTTCAAAAATATTGTACATCGGGCGTCCACTCCCTGAGCTGCAAAGATAATAAATTTAATCTAGGTAGCTATTCAATATCTCGTTTAATTGTTTTAATGAGTCGATAACCTCAACGCGGAAGCCTAACCGCCGTAACTTCTCATGTACTAACCGCTGTACTGCTGTCGGCTTTTTACCGGTGCTCTTTACCTCGACAAAGAATATAATCCCGCCGGGTAATAATACGAGCCTGTCGGGTAGCCCGCTCACAAACTGACAAAGTAGTTTAAGCGACCAGCCGCCTAGGCTTTTAACCTCAGCGGCGAGGGTTTTCTCTATTAGCTTTTCAGAGTCCATCGTCTAAAGTGTCGAGGTCTATAATCTCAGGTTTACTGTCGAAGTGTCCTTGCCTCTCTGACATATAAGCGTTATAACACTCCGCGCTACAAAACGGAGGGTCTACGGGCAAACCTCGACAACCGCAAGAGCCGTCTCGGTCGCCGCAGCAAGTTTGTACTTCTATTTCCTCCTTGCAATCGGGGCCCCAGCAGTAGCCTTTTTGTTTTGACATAATTTCTATTTTTTACGTTGATAATATTTTTGTTTGCCGTACGCACCAAAGTTGGCAGTCGTCGGCTTGTACTCCCAATCGGGAAACGACTTCATAATGTCGTTAATGTCTCGAGTCTTATAGCGGTCGGCGTCTTCTTTGTTCTTGCCGAGGCACTCGCACCAAAGCTCTACCATACAAACGCGATCACGCTTAACGCCTTTCTCGTTGTAAGCCTCGGGGTCGTTTAAGAACATACGGCGTTCGTCTAGTCCTCGGGCGTTCCAATCCTCGGGTAATTCTCTCTCGAGGTAAAACTCAATAAGTCCGCGGCGTTCGTCTGTCTCGCTGTGGCTTGTCTGCTCATATCGTGCGATTGTCTCGGCTTCGGGGCTTAAGTATAATTTCTCCCCAGCTTTGTACAGCGCTACGGCTTCCGCCCATATCTGATTGACGTCGCCGTCTAAGTCTTTCCAAACGTCTTTGATAGCGTCCTCGGTTATCACATCACCAGGCATAAATCGACGCCCTCCCGTTGGATCCGTAAATAAGTTACGGGTGTTCGACGTTGCAATAAATATATTTTGCCTCGGGAAGTCCTCGGGGCTTCGGCCATAGGCAGGGCGGAACGTGTCAACTCTTTTCGAGATATACAATTTGATTGCCTCGTTGTCCGCCTTTCTAAATCCTGACATTTCCGCTATCTCGATAATCCAAGCGCCTTGTAGTTGTTCGAATGACTCCTTACCATGTACCGTGCTGAAACTATCTGAGTACCAATCTTTACCGAGCTTGTCGATAAACGTCGATTTGTTGCAACCCTGCGGGCCTATAATGGTGAGCACTAAATCGAACTTAACACCCGGATTAAATACCCGAGCCACCGCACCGACTAAACACTTTCGTATCGACTCGCGTGTGTAGGCATTGTCTACCATTCCAAAATAATCAATAAGCAGATAGTCGAGCCTTTCGGTCTTATCCCACTTTAAGCCGTTGAGGTAATCCCTAACGGGGTGAAAGCTATGTTTCTCAAACTCTAAGGCGAGAGCGTCGTCGATCTTTTGTACGCCTGTTATCCCGTAAATCGTTTCGATATAATTTCGAATACCCGAGTAATCTACATTCTTAATCGGTTCGGGCTTCTTAATCCCGCGCCACGGTAAAGTCCTAAAGACGTAACGTTTATTGTCAAATATGTTTTGCTTAAAGGCCTCCCTTAATCTGTGATCGTATTTGAATATGAGTGATATATTTGTCGAGCTCGAAAGATAATTACCTTTGTTGTCCGCTTCGAGTTCGACCATCCAATCGGTGTTATCGTTGTCGCCCTCTACGGCGTCGGGCTCTTCCTCAAAATCTCCGTCCAATACTTCGGCAAAATCATATTTTATATTTGCCTGTGACTCTTCGGCTAAAAGCTTTTTGACTTCCTTGTCTTTGCGCGCAAAGTCTTCCATCGCTGAGAAGCTCTTCGGCTTCGCGCCTTGCACTTGGTGTTCGTTATCCAAGTGACCGTATAAATGTAATCGTACCAAGTCAAAAGCGTTCGAAGTCTTTCCGCTGCAGGGGTCTGTCCCGTGGTGACTGTACGCAAACGTGTCTTCATAAATAATAAGGCCCGCGGCGGTCGACCCTTGTGTATAAGTGTATCTTGCTTCATGGTCTCGTGGCATTTATTTTTCGGTTAAAAATTTCTCGATTACTTCGGTG